CTTTTTTTATTTGTAATGGTTATGGTGATAACTGGAATGGGATATAATGACAATGAAAGACTTATACGCCGACTCGGCAAACGCTTATCAAAAGTTTCAACAATCAGCATTGTATTTGTTCTTATTACCTTGTGTTCTGGTTGTTCTAGTTTTCGTGATTGCACTTACTCCATTTCGGATAGTAGACACAGATGCAAATCGTGCGATGCACGGACTGGATGCGGCTCCTACTGCACCAGTTTCAACCCCTTCTTTGACTCCCCCTACAGATGGCATCCAAAAGGAAAGTTCACAGGATGTGGTAGTTGGGGATGGTATTTCGGAGACTGATGGCAATACAGACCAACCCACAAACGACAACTGATAATCATAACTTTCTACAGAATGTATCATTTGAGTTTGGTATTGGTCGTTTTCCAAACCTGAACTTCTTTGTTCAAAGTGTCACACTCCCTGGCTTAGACCTTGGGTCCGCCTCTATTCCTACTGGTACTGTACCATACAAATACTACTCAGAAGTTATTGACTTCCAACCACTGACATTGACATTTGCAATAGACGAAGACATGGCCAACTACATAGAAGTATGGTCTTGGATGACTACTGTTGCTGGTGTTTGTAGAGAACCTGAAAAAGTTGAAGACAAAACAACAGGTAAAACAACTTCTGACATGGTTCTACTCATACACACTTCTCATAGAAACCCAAATATAAAATGTGTATTTCGTGAAGCATACCCCACATCACTTGACCCTGTCACATTTGACTATAGGTCAGCATCCATCGACTATCAAGTCGCAACCTGTACATTCGCATACTCACACTATTCCCTTGACCCAATGACATCATAATATGGACTATCTCCTTGAGTGGGAGAAAGACTCTAGAATAAGCGATGACCTCACCTTAGAGTCATTGAAAATCCCACAACTCCATTCAAAATGGATGAAGTTTCTCATGCGTGAGAAAAATGAACTGGTCATCATCCAACGAGCATACTACAAAATGAAACGACTCCGTTGGGAATACTATAATGGAACCATCGACCACAACGTACTAGATAAGATGGGATGGGAGCCATTCCTACAGAAAATATTGAAACCAGACCTACCTATGTGGCTGGACTCCGATAAAGAACTTGGTGAACTCAAAGACCAGAGGACCAGAAAGGAGCAACTGATATCTTCACTTGAACAAATTATCAAACAGATAGTGGAACGTCAGTGGACCATCAAGAATGCAATAGAATGGCGTAAGTTTGAAATGGGTGTATAAAATAATACTTATCTAACTAAAATTTAACACTCAAAACTCTAAATAAGTTTTACTTCTGTATTCGTAACACAACAGAAACTATAGAGTTTCTACTATGAATGGGGATCATAATGAAAGTCTCAAAAAAGGCTAAACTTCTTAAAAAGGTAAAAATGTTAGAGTTCAATAACCCTATCATAACGACCCTCATAGGATTGGTCGTATTTTATATTGGTCTTAAAATGTTTTCAGGTGGAATGAAATCGATGGGTAACATTGACCACCTACAATGGTTCTTAGGAAATCCTATCTATATGTTTTTTGGTGGGATTGTTATGACACTCCTGTGGCAGTCAAGTTCTCTGTCCACAACAGCGATCATAGGTTTGGTTGCTGGTGGAGCTTTACCCCTTCCCGCTGCGATAGGTGCAGTTCTAGGGGCGAACATAGGTACTACAGGTACAATATGGTTAGCGGGCATTCTGGTGAGTGATGGAATGCCGACAGGTATTACGAAACAAATCGCTATGGTTCATACTGGAGTCAACCTATTCATGGCTGTTACGTTATTACCATTCGCACATCAAATAGCGAAATTTGTTTCAAGATTCTAAATAGTCAAACAACAACTTGAATGAAAGGAATACATGAGCAGAAGTGAAATCAAAGACTGGATTGTAATGTCTTTATCGTTTGGAACGATACTATTACTATTCGTCATTACACTAGGTGACTTTTATGTCGCAATGGAAAACAGTAGAGAGATAAGTAAAGATGTAATCAACCTACTGTCAATGTCAATCACTGGTATCGTTGGTATTATTGCTGGTTTCATTTCTGGTAAGAATGCTGCAGACCAAGCCAAACAGGCCGCAGAAGGACAAGGTAAATAATGGCACAAGGTATCAAAGAGACCAAAGAAGTCTTGAGGTTCGTTTTGTCGTTCGTACAGGCACTCAAGACTACATACGAAGATGGTGAATTTGACTGGTACGACGCTAAAAACTTCATTGACCCTATCAAGAATCTTGGAGATGCTATCGACAACATTGACGAAGTTCTCCCAGAGATAACTGATATTGACGAAGAAGAATACGAAGAACTCTTACAGTGGATGAAGGACGAGTTTCCTGAAATCATTGACCAAGAGGTCGAGTACGTACTGGACGAAGCACTCGTCGCAGGTAAAACTATATTAACTCTAACAGGGAGTTTGTCATCCTAAATAAAGGATGAGATATAGACCACCTTTGAATATTGAGTTTTTGAATCAGGCATACATCAGAGTGACTTGTGATGATAATGGTTTTCTCAAGTCACTCGCCGACTACTTCACTTTTGATGTACCCAACGCAAAGTTTATGCCCCAATACCGAAAAGGTGGGTGGGATGGAAAAGTCCGCTTGTTTGACTGGCGTAAGAAAATGTTGTATGCTGGTCTCCTTCCATATGTACTAAAGTTCTGTGATGACAGAAAAACCTTGACATCTATATCGGATGTTGATAGTGAAAAATTGACCCTACCCCCTGTCGATGGTACAGAACTTGAAGAATGGCTGAGTGAACAGCAACTTCCATTCCCCCCAAAGTATTATCAACTACAAGGTCTACATTATGCATCAGAGAACCCTAGAGCAGTTATCATTAGCCCTACAGGGAGTGGGAAGTCATTTCTCATGTACCTCATGGCAAACTGGTACGATGTCAAGACCCTCATTGTTGTCCCTACTATCTCACTCGTTACCCAGATGTCCAAGGACTTGGTTGGGTATGGGTGGAGACAAGGAGTCCACAAGATAATGGCTGGACAGCCCAAGATATCAGACAGTCAGATATTTGTGTCTACTTGGCAGTCCATCTACAAAGAGAAGAAAGACTTCTTCAACCAGTTTGGAATGATAATGATAGACGAATGTCACCTAGCCACTTCTCAAAGTCTCAAAGGAATCATGACCAAGGCTACAGATGTGAAGTTGAGGTATGGGTTGACAGGAACAGTACAAGATGCAAAGACGAACAGACTAGAACTGGAAGGGTTATTCGGAAAGATAAAACGACTGACCACTTCAGCAACACTGATGAAGGAGGGAACACTTGCTGAACTCTCCATCAAAACTGTGGTCCTGACATACCCAGTTGACCAGGCTATGGTTGTCAAGGACTACAGTTACAAAGAGGAAATTGACTTCCTCTGTAGAAACCAGAACAGGACACGTTTCATACGTAACCTAGCACTGGACCAAGAAGGTATTACACTTATTTTGTTTCAGTACGTAGAAGGTCACGGCCAACTTCTACTCGATGCAATCAAAGAGAAAAACTCTGACAAGTCGGTCTTCTATGTCCACGGAGGTGTGGCCGCACAGGACAGAGAAGCCGTACGTCTTATCTGTGAAAGGAATGAAAATGCGATCATTGTCGCAAGCATGGGAACGTTTTCAACAGGTATCAACATACCAAAAATTAAACAAGTCATCTTTGCTCACCCGTCTAAGAGTAAAATTAGGACACTCCAATCCATTGGAAGAGGTTTGCGTAAAGCCAAAGGAAAATCTGATGTCGTATTATTTGACATCGTAGATGACTTACGTCATAAGAAAAAGAAGAACTATACCTACAAACACTTTGAGGAGAGGTTAGCATTTTATACCACTGAACAGTTTAAAACAACTATAGCACGAGTACCAATATCATGAGCTTCAAACCGAAACCAAAGTACGTAAGACTTGTCGATGGACTGGAACTGATGTCCCAC